ACCCGCACCAAGATACGATGCCCAGTATCCATTCAACCATGTCAAATTCACGGAAAGTGGACACGTTGAAGAGTTTGATGACACTCCCGGTGCAGAAAGAATTCATCGATATCACAGATCTGGAACGTTTGAAGAAATTGGACCGGATGGTGAGAGGGTGCTGAAAGTCGTAAACAAAAATTACACCGTGACCCTTGGCGACAATGATTTACATGTCAAAGGAAATGCAAACATTCAGGTTGATGGTGAATCAAGTATTATCTTGAGCGGTGCTACACGGATCTCTGCTTTGAATGATCTCTCAATCAATGTTCTCGGAGACTTTGATTTGAATGCATTGGGCAAGATAAATATTACTGGTCTTGAAACTTCGATTCGCGGGTTCCCGATCAAACTCAACAGCGACATCGATCCCGAAGACATTCCAACGTAAGGAGTTTTTATGCCTGCTTTTCAAAATGTAGAAGGTCTGTCCGAGTCCGGTGAAAGGTTCATCAAAGTTCTACTGTCAAAGGACTTCAACTTTTTTCAGTTCAATGAGGAACCTGAGTATTCAGTATATGAAAGTTTTCCAAAGGGTCAGACAGCAAGATATCACTTCATCGAAATGATCACCGAGGGTGGTCATGGCTACACGGAACCAATGACAAATTTTCAAATCAGATCCGTTCATCCGGACTTGACCGACAGTGAAATTGATTCATTGCGAAAATTCTACAACGACAACAAAAGCAGAAGACCTTTCAAATTTCCATTTGAATCAACAAGACCATTCACTGATGTTTCTTTGATCAACGGAGTAAATCAAAATGAACAAGACTTTGTTTTGTATTTTGGAACCACCCGCCCAATCATTGAGTCAACTGGAATCACCTTTGAAAATTCACTCAACTCTGGGCAGTTTGTCACGAAATCAAATGTTGCGTCCTCCATCAAAGGTTCAAATTCCAGAGACATCAAATATGTAAACACGATCATTCCTCCGGTTGCCAACGTAGGTCAATATTGGATGAACACATCAAGCGGAAGAATCTATGTGTACATGACTGATGGCATTACAAATGCGTGGGTGGAAGTCTAATGTCTGCTCCTATTTCACCCGCTGTCGTTGGTAGTTTGGTGCTTGGTAAAGGGGGCATCGGCAGAATCTTTACAGGGAACTATGATGTATTAGTTGAGGGTAAGCCATGTGCAACAATCGGCTCACTTGTGACACCCTATCCTCCGGAAAAAACAGTAAGTAACATAATCACCGGGACGTACTCTGTTTTGGTCGGTGGAAAACCTATAGCAAGTGGTGAGAGCATAAACAGTTTTGGTGATCAAGTAGACAATCTAACATGTGCATTGAATGTGGAGGTAGGATTATGAGTGCATTTCCAAGTAATACAGATTTTGTTCCAAACATCAATCAAGACTTTCTTGATTTGAGTGGTTGTGATCTTTTTGATCTTCCACTTCCAGATGAAGTATTGGATCTCATCAATAAGGCAATCTCCGGAGAACTTTTTGTAAATCCTGTTCAAGACATTTTGAACACAGTGAGTGACAAAGTTGGAGAAGTTTTGAATGATGTTGACAATGCGATTGGTTCGGTTTTCATGACAGAGGATGGAACTATTTTAGGTGTTCCACTTCCGGGTGCTGGTGTAGATGAAAACGGTGATCCCGTGACCGCCGCTGCTTTCATCACCGGAGTGGCAAACGATGTAAGGAACTCGGCAAATCTCATGCAGGAGCAATCAGACATTTTGAGCGGAACCTCAATCGGCAAGGATGGGTTTGATCAAAATGGTGGTGTATCTGACATGCCCGGTATCGCATCGATCCAGTCACTTGCCTCTGGATTCAACCAGACGGCAAACGCACTTTCAAATACAGAGGAACTGAAAGACAACTATAGTCAATTCTTTGGAAGTGTTCTCGGTCCCGGTACAGAGTTGATGCAAGGTGTCGATGCTGCACTTGACGGTGACTTCAAAACTGCACTGTCTCTTCTGCCCAGAAATGCTGATGGCAATATTGAATTTATTGGGGCAAGCACAGAGGCACTTACAAACATCATCGAAGCAGCAGATAGTGTTGAGCGGGCGTATGAGGCTGTCGAATCCTTGATCAACGACGAACGGGCTTTGGTCATTGCTGCCACAGAATACCTTGTCAAAGCCACCTTTGGATTTTCAATTCTTTCAATGCTCGCAGATCCCTGCTTTGGTGAGAAGGTAGCAAAAAAGATTTTCAACCTCTAACATACATATTACTATGAGCAGATACGCAGACCTAGACTTGTCATTTACACGAAATCCGATCACAGGAGATGTTGCTCCTTTGACGGATGCACAGGCTGTCTCTCGCTCGATTCAAAATATCATCTTGACAATCGCGGGTGAGAAAAAATTCAATCCAACATTTGGCGGTTCTCTTCGTGCAATGCTTTTTGAACAAATGGATCCATTCACAACTTTGAAAATCAAAGACGGCTTCACAAGAGCGATTCAACAGCAAGAACCTCGGGCAAACTTGATCGATCTCCTTGTGTATCCAAATGTCGAAAACAACTTGTATGGCATCAAAGTACAATTCTCTTTGCTGAATGATCCGAAACCAATCACGGTCAACTTCAAATTAGAAAGGCTCCGGTAATGACCTCAAGAAACCTTAGCGTCAACTCAGTTGACTTTGATACAATCAAAAGCAATCTAAAAACTTTCTTGTCAAATACAGACACATTCAAAGATTATGATTTTGAAGGCTCGGGTCTTTCTGTTCTTCTTGATGCCCTTGCATACACGACCTACTACCAAGGTGTGTACAACAACTTTGTTGCGAATGAAATGTTTCTGGACACCGCGAAGCAACGCTCCTCTATTGTTTCACATGCCAAGTCACTCGGATACACCCCCTCGTCATACACCGCTCCTACCGCAACTGTAGATCTCAATCTTGGTTCCACTCTGGGATTCGATTCGACGTTTCCAGCAGGATCAGTTTTTAGAACAACGATTAGTGGAAAACAATACAGATTTGTAAATCTTGAATCCGCTTCTCTTTCTTTGACCGCTGATGGTGCAACAGTCCCGCACGTTTCAAATCTTAGAATCAAAGAGGGAAGCATTCGAAACAAAACTCTCTTGGTTCCAAACAATGATCCTTACCAAAAATTGTTGATTGACGATGAATTTGTCGATACTTCCACAATCAAAGTCACAGTTCAAAATTCTGTGAGTGACAGAGGTGGCATCACCAATGAATGGACACTGGCAAACGATCCAGTCTCCATTACCGCAGGATCAAATGCGTATTGGATTGAAACCGAAGCAGACGGCAAATACTCTGTCAACTTTGGTGATGGTGTCCTTGGTGTCACGCTTGGCACTGGAAATCTTGTCAACGTAAGTTACCTTTCAACGAACGGTCCTCTTGCAAACGGTGTTGGTCGATTCGATGATCTCACGGGACAAAACTCTTTTGCCTATGGCACGGGTAACACCGTCGATGTTGTGAGTTTTGCATCGGGTGGTTCAATTCGACAAAATGCAGAAAGCATCCGAAGGCTTGCTCCTAAATCTTACTCAATGCAGAACCGTGCCGTTACAGTGAGTGATTTTCAAACTTTGATTGAATCAAATTTCTCAGGGTTCTCCTCTGTCTTTGTCTACGGTGGAGAGGATGCAAATCCACCACAGTTTGGAAGTGTGATCATTTCTTTCAAGCCCAACACAAACACGACCATGACAAGCGAATTCAAAAATTCTGTAGTGAATTTTTTGAAGGAAAGATGCCCAGTCACAATCACCCCAGTTGTTGTCGATCCTACATTGACCTACTTGCGATTTGATACTTCTGTGGTGTATGATCCCACACAAACAGCATCGAACAGAAATGCAGTGAAGACCTTCGTTCAAAGAAACCTTTCCTCTTACGTTCTTGAAAACACTGATGACTATGACACTCTGTTCTCGACATCACTCCTTACAAAAAATACAATTGATGGTGAGCCTTCTATCGTGTCAGTCAGCACCAAAGTGAACATGGAAGTGTTTGTGACACCAATCAATGTCAGCACGGACTACACGGTGAAGTATCCAATTTCAATTTTCCATCCTCATGATGGACACCAAAGTGTAATTTCAAGTGAAACTTTCCGCTATCTTGATGGTGAAAATTTCGTCAATGCCAGAATCAAAGATGACGGTAGTGGAAAAATCATTCTGTTCAACGCGGATACTCCAACGACAACCATTGTCGAGGACTTTGGTGTGGTTGATTATGCAGAGGGAGAGATCAAACTAAACTTGGCTCGGCTTGCAGCAGTGGAAAATAGAACCAACTTTGGTGTTCGTGCTGTCATGGATGGAAACGTGATCAAATCATCTCAGGACAACGTGATTGTTTTCAATTCTGGAGATCCTACAGCGAATCTGGTAAGTGTTGAAACCACAGACGAAACTGGTGGTAGACAGATTACGGCATCCACGACAACTTCAACATCAACTAGCACAACATCAACATCGTCAAGTAGTGGTGGAGCCGGTGGCGGTGGTGGCGGTGGTGGCGGTTACGGAGGTTATTGATGGCAATCAATAGTCTTGAAAATGCAGGCATTCTGTTAGGTCTTCTTCAGCCACCTCCGGTGCAAACAAGCACCGATCTTGGTAATATTGTTCCCTCTGTCGATGAAAGATTTTCGACTCTTCTTGAAACGATCCTACCATCTTTCGTTTCTGAAAAATATCCACTTTTCGTAGACTTCATGAAAGCCTACTATGAGTGGTCGGAGCAACAAGGAAACCCAAGAGCAGAAGCAGTACGAATCAACACTTACAGAAACATTGATACGACAGTCGATGACTTTGTACAATATTTCAAGTCTGAGTTTTTGTTTGGGTTTGACTCTACAGTTTCACAAGTAGATGACGAGAAACTTGTAAAAATCATTCGTGACTTGTATCAAGAAAAAGGAAACATTAGGTCCGTCGAACTCTTGATGAAATTGGTTTTCAACACGGAAGCAGAAGTTCAGATTCCAAAAGATCTTGTTTTCAAAACATCAGATTCAGACTCCACCACAACAAGAGTAATCAAGACCACTAGAGTCAATGGTGTCCCAGACATCGAGAGCATTGTCGGTGGAAAAGTGATTCAAAGAGCAACGACCCAATTCTCAAGTGAGGTTGCATCTGCTCTGATTGAGGACATTGACATCTCAAGAGATGATGGTATTCAATTCGTTACGCTCAAAGTAAAAGATGTGTCTGGCTTCTTTGAGCCAAACAAAAATATTGAATTTGTAAAAGGTGCTACCCTTCTATATGAAACTTGTCTTCCTCAAATTTCATCGATCAACATTGGCAAAACTGGTGAAAACTTTGCAGTCAACGAAGAGGTAAAAGTTGAGGATAGTTCAAATCGACTTGTTGGATCGTCTTTCATCCAGTCTGTTGGAGTCAGTGGTGAAATCGAATCAATCGCACCAATAGATTCTCGATCAATCTTGGTTGGTAGAGAAACATATACAGTGAGCGTCATCACTGCAAACGGTAGTGGTGCATCTCTTGATGTTCTTCCGGGGGTTGCAATATCTCAAGATAGGAAGATTTTTCTTTCAGACAGATCTTTGATGTCCTCGCTGTCCAGAATTCAAGACAATGACAGGTATCAAGCATACTCATATCTTGTGAAGGCAGAAAAACAACTCGATGACTATGCGAGTATTGTAAAGAATGTTTTGCATCCGGCAGGAACAAAACTTTTCGCAGAGCAACTTCACAAGTTTGAAATCTCTGCGACCACATACGATCTACGAGTCCCTGAAACTATCGATGGAACAGTTCTTAGTATAGACATGCCTCACGGCATTGGCTCATACAAGAGAGGTGATGTCATCAATTTGAAAAATAGATCCGGGGCTGCTTCAGCGACACTCGAAGTCCTATCTTTCACTCCAAGTGGTATTTCCCTTCCCCCACCGTTTGTTCAAGGCTCTTTGGC